CAGGCTGATTGGAATATCAATGATTACTGTTGAATTTTCGCGGCTCTGGTTCGTCAGATCTTTGATCTCGCTGTTGTTGATGATTTTGATGTCCTGGCTGTTGTCATCCATCAGTTTGGTTGTCCGTATACCGATATCTGTTACAATGCCCCGGAAGTCATCGATCACAACCACATCCCCTACGGTGAAGTCGCCTTCAAAGATAATAACACTGCCTTCCGCGACACGACCCAGCAGAAGCTGAACATGTTCTCTGGTAAGATGCTCTGCCTCCGACACAAAGATAATACTGTTTTTGATGTCACGGCCACGCATAAAACCCAAGTGCTCAACTTCGATTTTGCCGCGCTGAATTTGCATATCCAGAGCGTCGCGGCCTCCAAGATGGTCGGCAAGCGGCATTGCCCAAATATTCATTTTTGCGGCGTAATCGCCAGGGAGTGCTCCAATTGGGTTGCTGTCCTTTACTTCGATGTTGTTGCGAACCCAAACGATCTTTTCATAGCGATTCTCCTGCAGCATTTGGAACGCAGTGCAGCAAGCCAAGAAGGTTTTACCCGATCCAAATGATCCAGTAATGAGCTTCACGGTAACGGAATCATCCATCAGCAAATCGATTGCAAATTCCTGCTCAGGGTTCTTTGCCTTGATTTTACCGAGCATTGAACTTTCAACAGGCTTCCTGTAAACCTGCTTGTGCTTCCCGTCCTGCCATTTGAAGCGGTCAACCACACAGCCGTCGCGCGTTACGACAAGCAGGTATTCGTTTTCCAGAAGGTCACACCAATTTGTGGTCTTGTCCGCATAAAGGTTTGGCAGGATTGGATCGTCGTCGAATAAATACTTATAACCGATATAGTCCGTTCCGAGTTTAATCATGAATCAATTCCCACCCTTCGGGGTACTCGTTCCAGAGGTAGCTGCTGCCGTCCTCTCCGCGCTTTTCCAGCCTGAGATACCCATATTCCCGGATGTTCTTGAGATCATTTATGTATGCGACAGCGTCTGGCTCTCGCTTCATGGTTTTTAAAACGGCATACTTTGTTTTCTGGCTTTCTTCGTCAAAGCCATCCTCACGGTAGATGGTGAATTTTTCTTTCATTAGTTGTATGAAACCTCTTTCCCAATTTCTCTGAATTCCAAAAACACAGGGAACCGAATGGACGGCAGGCCGTCCTCCCCGTGCGTTTCCTCGAAATATTGGATTTTTGCTACGCGCCCGATATACTTGTCCTTATGCTGCCAAACCTCGAATCGCGTATCGTCATCCAGGCCGGAGCCTACACCTACGGGGCTTCCCTTATAATCAACGATCAAGGCTCCAAGCGTTCCTTTATACTTGCCAGCGCCCTCCTGAACATCCGTCACAAGAAGATCCGCATCCTGCATGACCTTCACTTTCAAAAGCGCGTTTGTTCGCGTGAATTGATATGGCGCTTCGGAGATGTTAATCATAACTCCCTCATGGCCGAGCCTGCGCTGGGCATTCAGAAACTCAGTGATCTTTGCTGTATCGCTGCCGCGATATAGAACGGGCAGAACCCTAACATACTTGGATGTTTTAAACAAGCTGTTTAGTCTGCCGCGCCTTTCCACATAAGGAACCTCGCATTTCCGGGCCGTAAAGTCATTGTAGTCAAGAATGTCAAAGGCATTGTAGGTAATACCTGTTTTTGTGCCGTCTCTTCGGACGATCATGGTAGTCACTTTATATTGATCCTTGGAAGGGATGCCTGTTCGGTTGGCAATCAGCAGTTCGCCGTCGAGCACGAATGACTCATTTAGGTTATACGCTTCTTCAATAAGCTCTGCTTCCACATCCAGCAGCCCCTCAATGCGCTGACCCTGTCTGGTAAACAGCTTTGCGGAATCCGGGGTGACGAGCGCCACGCACCGGATGCCGTCCAGCTTTTCCGTCAGATAGAAATGCTTGCCTTCAACTTTATCGGAATGGTCGAAATACTTATTAGCAAGCATACACCGAAACTCTGGTATAAATTCAGTGTAGCAGATCTTGTTGACCGTCTTCGCCGTGACGCCGATTTTCAATGATTTGCAAAGATAATTATAGGCAAATCCCATAAGCCCCTCATCATACCAATCGTTCCCATTCAGGACGTTAAGCGTGGACTTGACTTTTGAGATCGTCGCGTAAGAAAGCGCTGGCATGGAGTTCAATTCATCCAGCATCTCAAAGAAATCTTCGTAAATGGTACCGGCGAAGCCAACGTCCTTCCCGAAAGTTTTTTCTCCGCAATGAAAGACAATGCCAGGGTCAAGAAGATAACGAAGCCCTTTGGCGGCCACTTCGTTTTGAAGGCACTCGGAAATGGCAGCTTCCTTTTCTGCCTTTCCCTTGGCGCTGGCGATCTTCTCCAAGGCGTCCTTGATGGTTTTTACCTGCCATCTAAGCTTATTGATGAACATTTTCACCTCTTAAAACCCTGATTTTATTCAGACTTATTATCTTCCGCTGCGGACTCTTTAAGCTCATACTGGGCGACAGTGGTCGTTACGAGATCCTTCAATTCCGAATAGCAGCTGAAATTCGATGTTTCTACGCTGATGGTGTAATTTGGTTTTTCTCCGTAGTTATCTTTTTCATATCGAACATCGTATGAATGCGACATAAATTAATCCTCCGTGATTGTTATTACATAGAGTCCGCAATGACACGGGCCCGGAATACCGGCTTCGATTTGATCGCGGAAAGCTTTACACATACATTTTGTGTCTTTTGTTTTGACGGCTCTGCATGGACAGTAGCCGTCGTTTTTTTTGAGAGAGCTGCGGATAATGTCGTTGAACTCTTTATCATCCGAAAAGGTGACGCGGATTTCCCGGCCTTTGTATGTACCGGGGATCCCGCCATGTTTTTCTTCGTTCATGAAATTTTCCTCGCATATTGTTCTTTGTTTGCCAAGTTTACCCCGAGGACATCGTCGAAATGTGGCGTATCGCCAGGAACGTAACGCCCGTACTTAATGATGATATTCTTTTGTTTTGCGAGATACAAAACGAATGTCGTTATTTCCTCAAACCTATATCCAGTGTAGATAACAAAATCATCCTGGCATCCGTGTGATCTGAAATAAATAACTAAGCTAAGCAGTTCTGAAAACTGCAGGAATGGTTCGAGGCCACCGACGACGATTGCGCTTGTAATTGGGTTTGAAATATACCGATTATAGATTTGTTCATTTGTTATCTCTATATTCGGTTGCTGTGCGGTTGGCGAGTTCTGACAAATTTCTTTGCCGAACCCGCTTTCCGTACAGCATTTCCAATCACAAAAGCAAGTGCCGATGAACATGGACGCTTTCTTGTAGTTGACAAAATCTTCATCGACGATTGCTTTGACTCTCACTCGCGCATCATCTCCGCGTATTCATACCATTTGCGGGTATTGAATTCCCGGAAACGGTCCTTTGAATAACTTCTTGTGGGAACCAAATAGCCTACGATTCGCTGATATGTATCGCTTACCGGTTCTCCGCAGACAGGGCAATGATCCTGACCTACAAAACCGTGGTGATTTTTACACTCATTGATGCGTGTATTGAACGCGAAGTAAATCACATCCTGGAGGGCGATCTGGTTCAGCATTTCCCAGGCGGTGTCCGTATTAGGGAAATTGGATTCCAGATTGATATGGGCAATAGAACCTCCTGAGCACTTGGCGTCCAGGATGGCACTGAGCCTCAGCTTTTCCTGAATGGTGCATTTTGCGGACAGCGGGATCCACTGGTTGGAATAGATAAACTTCTCGTTCAGATCGTACAGCTTATTATCTTTTTGGCAAAGAATAACGGCGGCACGCTCTGCGGGGACTGACTCAATATTGAAAGAATATTCCTTGGTGAAATTATCCTTCACATCATTGAGAACCTCGAAAATTTTGCTGGCAAAACGGATGCCATCGTCCGTGTAGTAGATATTGCCAAACTCATCCTGTCTGGTGTAGCCGAAAGCCTCGATCACTTCAAACAGACCGAGGATACCAATGGTGCAATACTGCTTGTCCATTTCCACCGCGCCGTCCTGGTAGTTTGGCAGCAAACCCTTCTCAACGTTTCGCTTAATAATATGCCGCACGACATCCAGCGTTCTGCAGCAAAGGATTGCCCGCCTGCGAAGGAGCCTCAGATAATCTTCTTCCTTGCATTCCGTTTCGAGGGCAATACGCATGAGATTGATCGTATTGACCTTTACGGAGCCAATAGATAGTGCCGTGCCGCCGATAGAATTGATAAACCCGCTGAGCTTCGTCGTGTCGGATAGCAGACGGCAGCAATTGCTGAGCGTCGTGACATCGTCGCTCATAAAGAAGTTGCTGTCATTCCACAGGCAGTTGTGGTCGGAACACCAGCGGGCAAATTCTTCGTCAACAAATACATGGTAATTATGGGTGCGCATCATTTCCTGCGCCTCGTCGTATGTAATATCGCCGCGTTTGAGTAAAGAGTATGTTAATACGGGGAATGTAAACATATTTTCGCTGCGAATATCCGATACGACTTCCATAAAGATTTTCTGGTGGCGGATGAGCTCCTCAATGTTATCGATAACATAAGAACCATCCGGATATTGGACGCCGCCGAACAAAGATTCAATGTAGTTTCGATCGAAAATAGAAACATTTACAAAGGCTGTTTGATCAATGCGCATAAACGGCTGGTTCAGGCGGTAGATGAGCTTCTGGAAGGATTGACGGATATAGTAGTCTGGATTCTTGATATAATAGCCGTTCTCACAGTCCTTTTTCCAGAAATAATACGTCCAGATCAGGACGTTGGGAATGCCGACGGCACCGCTGGATCGGTTGCTCATGTAGCTGATGTATTCAATTACATCATCCAGGAAGGTGGTAAGGTGATTTGGCGCTTTATTATTATAGTTTTTGAGAAAGAACAAGCCTTCCATTGCGAGGCGTGTCAGGTCGTATGCGTAGCAGTACGGAATATATGTAGATGAGGGGGCGTCATGGAGGTAAAAACCGCCGCTGTACTCCTGCTCCAGCCATTCCTTAGCCGTGCGAAGATTGTACATTTTCTTGGTTTCATAGAAAATTTTGCTGAAAGCGAACAGCTTATCCAATGGCTTTCCCTTTTCATTTATCATGCTCCGGATGTCCTTATTGCTCGCGTTCGCGTTAGCGTCAATGGTAACATCCGCCACATTTTTATCGACGAACCCATCGATAAAATCGGAAAAGTTAAGCTGTGATTCGTGGAAGCCGTTCAGCATATCAAAATCCTCGCCATACTTTTCGCTGAGTAGGTGCATGTGCTTTTCAAAGTCTTTATCGGTTTTGATTGGGATATTCATATTGTCACTCTTCCTTCCATTGATTTACCCATTCGTTCGCATCATGGAAGTTCAGAATGTTTTCTCCTACGCGGAGCATTGGAAAGGGCTTGTCGTCAATACCAAGCCGCTTCATTTCATCAATGCTTGTACAGGTGATATAATGGATGCCCTTACTGTCGAGCTTGTTTTTGAGCACGTTGCATTTGGGGCATCCGATAGTGTAAAGAACGATCATTCTTCTCCTCCTTTGGAAAGCCTTTCGATTTCCCTGTTGATATACCAGGCGGCTTTCCGCAAATCTTGAATCATGTCATCCTTGAATCCAGCCCGGCAGATATATTTAATGGAACTGCCCAGGTTAAAGTTCAGATTCTGATCTTCGATAAAATCGATCACTTCAATTTTCCCACGGTTATAGTGGGAAGGAAGGTCTACCGCGTTACTCATCTTCTCCCTCCAATTCGTCAATAAAAATAAATTCTTGTGCGTAAGGGAGAGAGCGAGCCCACGCAATAAAGTCTTGGCTCCATTCGTCCAGCTTATGGAACCTCCGCTGTGATTTTGAGCAGATGCCAAGAAGATTTTCATAATTCATCGTCACGGTGCGCTTCTGGAGCCAGCCTTCTGGCAGCCAGCGGATCAGCTCTTTCCAGCATGACTTATCCTTCGTTTTCAGGTATGTTTGCCTGACGACCTCCATGGTGTCTGCGATGGCGTTCATGACATCCCCTAACGTTCTTCCGTCAATCAGCTTAACGTCCGGGTGATAATCTCCGAGCTCAAAGCTATCCATAGTGATGGGGGCAGAATGGATCTTGTGCATGGTTGAGCACGAATTTGCTACTGTGCCGACCTTGTATGTATCAAATTCCTTCCACCAATACAGTGGCGCTGTAATATCAACAGACACAAAGATTTGACGAAGAAACTTGCGATGTTCGCTGCCGGAACGGATAAGCGTCTGTGCCAGCTTCATATCGTTCGGCCCAATATAATATTCGCCGAGCTTTGCGAAATCCGGATCATCGATTGGCAAATCAAAACTATCGGATTTTGCCCAACTGTTTTTTGGGTTTCTCATGCCGCGTAATGCGGCACGAAAATTCATGACTTCCGTGTTTTCAAATTTCATAATTTCTTCATGTACCTCACACCTTTCCGCAATCAAAAAACGCGGCAAACCGCGTTATGCTTTGATTGCAAGCTTTTCTAACTCTTCGACGCAGCGAAACGGATAAAGCGGGCAATCCTTTGAACGGCAGGCTTTGACGTACTTGCTTTGATTGCCGCAGCAGTCAAGGCACTTTTTCCGAATCGCTACAAGAATATCATTCAGACTGGTTGTCTTCTGTTTCGCCTGCTTCATTCGTAGCTTCTTCCTCCTTAATGGGGAGGCCGGTGAGGATTCCACAGAACTTCTTAATGTCGTCGATCCGCTCCTGGATGGTTTTCTTCTCATCGGACGCTTTATCGAAAACAACCTTGCAAATTGCGCGGGAGCCTTGGAGCAGCCCGTTTTGGAACTGTTTGCGAAATCCCTCTTCAAATGTTTTCCTAAACAACTCATCATTGTGCTTAGGAGCCTTTTTCCTTGCCATGCGCACACCTCTTTCATTATTATGTATTATTCTTCCGGGACCACGTCATTTATGAACGTATACTCCTCAACATCCATAGGAATATTCAACTGAGGAATAATTTGATCCAGGATATCATCAAAGCACTTACAGCAGAAATGCGCGTTGATATGTTCCATATCATGCTTAGAGCCGTAACCAAAGTAATGGTCGATGCCGAAATCCTCCTGGTCGTCCCACACGTCAAATTCTTTTCCGCACCTATTACACAGTTTTGCCATATGTATCACCCTCCGATTTCCCTGATGTCGTCAAATAGGAAATGCAATTTATCGATGGATTTGTTGATATGCCAATGGCCGCAGTACCATTTTTGGTAATTCACACGTTCTTCGACGGTATCAAGATAACGCTCCGTGCTGTCATCTACCGTTGATTGGTCGATACTTGACAAGAACGCTTCTCTTGGGATATACCGATAAGGGCAGGTATGGGAAAGGACGACTGATATTTCTGGATGCTTCGCGATGGATTGATCGACCTGCTTTTTGATTTGATCTGTAGGCTGTTCGTCAGAAAACCATCGCCACCCGCGCCGCAGGCGATAATACTTATCTACGCTGTACGCCCCGCCGACGGCGAGACAGTGATACCCGGCGAAATTGTAAACGCTGGCATCTCTTGCGTAGAAAATATTGGGGTACTGATATTGATGATAAGCCAAGTCTCCGTGCCAGTCGTCTATAATCATTTCTTGAAAGTGCCATGGACGCATCTCGTGGTTGCCATGGATGCAGAAAAACGTGATGGGGATCTTTTTCAGGTACCGCTTGAACTCATCATCCCGTTGGTCTCCAAAGTAATTGATGCCAGCGTCTCCAAGGACGATCATAACATCGTCGTTTTGATTTGTGCCGTGTTCCATGCAGAACGCGCTGATACGCGAAAAGTCTCTGTGCGTATCGCCAGTAACGTAGATCACGCTGTTTCCTCCTCAATTTCGTCCATGTCATCACCGCGCAAAATTTTGTAGGCAGTCATAGTAAAGTAACCACCGTTGTCGCGACGCCATCCTTTACAAAGAATTACATCGCCTTCTTTAATAGGGTCGGCGTCAAAAACTGGATTGAAAATCGTAAATCTGCTTTCCTTCCCAGATCCAATCGACTGCGTGAGGATGCTGTAGCCGAATTGCTTCCCGTCCTTTTTCCTTTTTACGGGGAAAACCTTTCTGATATACAGCTTTGCTCTGTCCTCGTCGCTGCCGGAAATGTACCCCGCGTATCCCATAGCTTCAGCGAAACTCCTTACCTTGGAAACGATGTTCATATCAGGAAGATCAAGAC